ATTCTATTATAGAATCAGTTGCTTTTTATCTAACATCTTGCTACTTGAGGGTTCTAGAAAGAACTCTGTTTGCATCAATCACATTTTCAACTCCAATTGAGTTGTAGTTTAAGCTAGCTATATGTTCTAGCTCTTTATTATTTATTCTATAATTTGTGGTAAATTTGTATCGTCTATACCTTCCTTTATCGATATTAATATTTGATACGCGATATTGATTATCATACTACTAATTTGAGAATAGAATATAGACATCAATTGGTTTCATCCATAAACGACTAGATGCTACACAACCAATTATTAGATGACTAGGGAAATATCTTTAGAAACATCTTCTAAATAACTTTCCGAAGTTTGACAAAATCTGATTTAGCTAAGTAGATTCTTTATCTTATCCTGTAGTTGCTAGTGTTGGTTATCCCCAAGGCTTGTAATATACTAAACTAGCACACTATCTATTCTTCGAACCAATACATAATTATTATTAATTAGAGTAACATACTCTAAGAAAATTTGTTTATCTCATTTTACCCAAACTAGGTTTACATTTTATTAAAGGTAACTCATAACCCATATCTCTAATACATTAAAGTATTCTATCAGTTTCTTTAAAATTATAATTTGCTAATATGCCATCATCTCCCATAAAGCAAAAACATTTAGTTGGAGAAACTACTTTTTCTTTTATAAAAGCTGCTCTAATTATACTCTAGTTTATCAGAGAACCAAGTAAATTAGTCAACTTTATTCCTGACAAAATTCCAAATTCTACTTGACCTATAGATTCACCTTTATATGTTAAAATAGATCTTTTCATAGCTTAGCATATGGGTTAGATTAAATAACTGAATCCACTAAGTTCTAGAATCTATTCAATAGCTATAAGTTGAAAATGTAATGATATTGAGAAATCAAAGCTCTTATAATCAATAGAAGTAGTTATCAAGTCACAATTTTTATCCTATAGTTAGTTCATTAATTCAAGTCTCTTCTCTAAACTATAGAAAGCATATAACTATGGATAATCCAAATTTCCTACAGGAAAATCGGTTTATTTCATGCATATTTCAACTATTGAATAGATGAATGTCATATCTTCATGAAGTTGTAAATTTGTATTTACGAATTATCTAACTTTACTCTATTCCAATTTTTGACTAGCATTGAATTTGTATTCCCTAAAATAATTAGGATTCAATATTTTATTTTCTATAATATCTCTAATATTAGCTCCAAATAAATAATGCTCAGTTTTAGATCTAAAATCTGAATCCTTTGCACTTCCACTTGATAACAAATTATTGACCGTGCTAGTATATAATTCACTAAATGGAACTTTGAATATTACTTATGACAAATATCTCTGTATCTAATTAGATATCAATTATAAATCATTGAACTAAGCAGGAATATCTTTTGGTTTTATCCAATCAGCAAGAGTTTGTTTAAAATCTAAATCAGATAATAATTGTGAAAAACCTGAAATCATTTTGAGATCTATAAGATTAGTATTTAAAAAGTTT